TCATGCTATCCACCATGTTCCATCTGCGTGTTGCTGTAAAGAACCAAGCGTCTCTGATAACAAATTCCCTTTAAAGTCTCTCTCTACTACTTTTTCATAATAGTTATATTCTTCGGTTTCACAATCATTTTCATCGTCCCAGCCTTCTTCTACCCAGGCAGAAAGATATACTTTTTGGTCTGCTATCATACTTACACTTTCATTAACACCCTTGGAAAATCTAAAACTTTCCGGATAATAGCTGACAAATTCGTCATCCTCACTTACAATGTAAACATCCTCTCCAATAATACGTAGATTATAAAGATCCACATCTTCTATATTAAGTTGTATAATCATCTCTGGATTTTTATCTGGATAATATTTGAAAAGAGTAATTTTCCCACTATTATAATCTCCCTGTAAAAACCAAAAAGATTTCTTTAAATAAACAGGAGTTCCATATAACACATTTCTCTGTTTTTGAAATGGTTCATAAACTTTACCATTATTGTAATCATAAAAAGAAATAGTTGAACCTTGATACCCACCTTTTTTTGACCATTCAATCATATCATAAAAGTCTGTTGTATCACTCATTGCATATCCGATACGGGATTGACCTGGAATTTCTTCAATATATCTTCCTGTCACAACTTCAAAACGATTAAGTTTCATAAATATTCTCCTTCTCATAGCAGCATTACAATTTAACAAACTGGAAATTATTGAATTATAACCATTGCTCCTACTGCATTATAGATTATATATAGTATAACTGCTCCCCACAGACAGTTAGTTCTTCCCCAAATTCCGATTGAGATTTCACCTGTTTTAAGAGATTTAATAACTGTTATATCAAATGTGAGATGACTCCCACCCTCTGTAGGGACTTTTTCGTAGGTGGCGAGCAACAAATCAGTATCAGTGGGAATCAATCCTCATCTGATATAGCCTCCGGCAGGGTGCACACTGTTCGGTGGACAATAGTTTTGCACCGACCGTAACGGCAGCGAAGACAAAAAATCTGATAACACATTATAACACAAAATGAAAATGACATGGTGAACTGATTGAAATGCTTCTGATTTTTGTAACAAATAATTGATTGAATGATAATTTAAACAAATGTCTTATGTTATAACGGTTTCTCGGTTTCATAGCAGCTTTTCCACTCAGACAAGTATAATTTATGCCGGCACCAATAGCTTATATTATGTCTGCTTTTTCTTACCTGATATATGGCTGGGTTATAAAATGGCTTCGGCATGGCATGAAGGAAACCAGTTCAGCACGTATTGCCATATTTGATATTTCCACCAACTGGACAAAAAGGGGATAGTTTGGAATGAACGCCTATCATTAAAATTTAATCCAGATTGCAACAGATTTCTTGAAGTCTGGAAATAACTCTCTTAGAAGCGTTCAAATACGGTGTACCACCACACGCAGGGCTTGCATTATCGTTAACTGTATTTTTACGGCAGACCAAATTAATTTTCCACGGAATAGCATCGTAAAGTTCTATCTTGCGAAGACCTGCCAGCAATTCTTTTTCAGGATGAACATCTGCGTCAATGCCAATTCCAATCTTTTCTTGACAAAAACGATAAATTAACGAATTTTCCATTGTGCAAAGAACAATATTAGGCATGAATCCAAAGTCACTGCAACACTGGATAAGATTATGATAACTGGAATATTTCTGGTTCATAGAAATCAGCGGCTGTTCCTGAAGATTCTGTATACATCATTTCCAATCGTAATCGGTTTGCCTATTCCAAGATGTTCTCTGATCTCCCACATGAATATTTTGGCCGTTGTCACACATAAATCCGGGACACAAACACACATCTCGCCCTACCAAACCAAAATATTTTTTTATCAATACCGCCTGTTCATAGTTTTTCTTCCTCTGTCATTGTAACCCTCCTGATTTTTCTTCAATATATATTTCATTTTGGCTGTTTGCAAATTATAAATATACCATTATATGATATGAATATACGGAAAATCTGTCACTATTTTTTCTTAATAATATAAATGGTATTTTCTCTTGTCGATGAAGAATATCTTGATGCCAATGGAAATATTCTTTGGGATAAATTTACCCTTTTCGGGCAAAACAAAAGAGCTTGAAAACCTTTTATAGATTTTCAAGCTCCTAAAGTACAGGGGATGAGAGAATCGAACTCTTTTTAAAGCCCTCAAAATCCGCTTAAATACTGGCTTTTTAAGAAATGCCGTTGATACCTTTTGATGCCCAGGGTATCAATTATATCTTTATAGCCTTCTGAACCTGTTCTTTTTGATGCGCTGCTGTTTTATTTGAATAATAATAATATTTGCGGCTTGTATCAATTGACTTATGCCCTGCCTGCTTCGTTACAACAGCATCATCACATCCGGCATCTATTAGAGTGGTAATGTAAGTCCTTCTGCCTTTGTGCGTAGATCTCAATGGCATTCCTAGATCAGTCAAAGCCCCCTCCAGACGCTTGTTGAATGTATTTCCTCTTGTACGCATTCCTCTTTCGCTTTGCAGCAAGTACTCTGTATGAGGGTTTAATTCGACGATTCTGTTAAGTGTCTCTATGCCTTTCTCTGTGAGAATCACATCTCTGAAACCCGCATCCGTCTTTGGAAAATCCTGTACACCAATAACTGTCTTTTTGTTTTCATCCTTATATCTTGTTTCGGTACGGCGAATTTTCAGAACGTCTCCGTCCCAATCTGAACGTTTTAGTGCTGCCAATTCTCCAACACGAATTCCAGTTTCAAGAAGCAATAGCACTCCTAAGTCTCTTATAGTACCTCTCTCTTTTAAGTATTCACAAAGTCTTGGCAACTCATCTTCGTTAAACACCTGTTTATCTGGTTCGGTCACTTTTTTTGCAAATGAATTTTTTGAAAGCTCCAGATCATTGAAAAATGTGGATATTGAAATCGTGGTCCATTTTCTTTTTTTCGCAAATTTAAAAATTCCACGTATAATAAGCCTTAATCCGGAATAGGTCTTTGGAGTAAGCTTATTTTCTATTATCTGTTTCTTTACAAAAACTTCCAAGTCATCTTCTGTAATCATTTTTATTCTTCTGTCTGCAAATCCAGATTTTTCAAAAAAACGAATAAAATCTGCCTCGTATCGGTCGGCGCTTCCTTTTTTGATTTCTTCAAATTCTAGCTTGTTTTTAAGCCATTTTTCAAAAATCTCTGAAATTTTAGGGTTTTCTTCCTGTTCTTTCCAATATTCCACAATCAAGTCTTCAATTTCTTTTTTTGTCTTTCGCTTCCTTGAAATTCTTTTTTCTTCGTCCGGAAGATAAGTATGCCACTTTCCATCTTTGCTTTCCCAGATGCTATACGGATGTTTTTTTAATAATTCTTCTCTTTTTGTCATTTCAATTTCGTCTTGTATGCGTGACAAATCAATTATGCCATTTTCTATAGCATATTTCAATACTTCATCCATAAAAAAACAACGAGGGGCCTAAATAGCCCCCTATCCTCCCTTCACATCACATTTGAAGCGAATCTTTGTTTTAATTTATCCATAAAGTCTTCTGGCATCGGAGAAGCATTGTCGCTCCAGCTTCTCCGTGCATTATTTTTATCCTCCAACTGCGCTTGGTTCTTACTTTCAATTTGATTTTTGCAATCTAAAATGTTCCTATTTGCAAACTTGCCCTTCTCGGCTCTGTATTGCCTCATAAATCCATTTTGATAAAAAGGCGAATGTTTGTCCCATTGTTCATCTAAAGCCCATTCTTGAAGCTGCCTAGGGCTTACAACAGCCTTCTGAATTAATAGGGGTAATTTATCAAACTCTTCTTGCGAATTGCTTCCAGAATTTTTGATTGCTTTTAAGATTAATCCCCAAGCTTCTAATTCGTTCATTTCGTTATCTTTTCCAAAAATTTCTTCTACCCTGGTTGTTAATTGACCAATACTTGGAGCAAATCCTGAGGCATCATGGGTAATAAAATCACGCAGTGCTACGCCAATCTGCTTTCTGTCATAATCTTTGAGAAGTGTAAACCAGGTATTTATCGTGATAGTTTTATCCTCCGGCTTAAAATTAGGATAAGTAGCCTGTATTGTCATTAAGATTTCTTTTGTCTCATCTCTTGTCACTACGCATCCCTCCAATCGTCAAATACAGTTTTCTTTGATGCCCCAGCATTGTGTTGCCGGTTATCGTAATTGCCATCCAATACCTTGGGGAAATTATTCGGCCTTATAAACCAATCAAAAGTTATCTGCCAATTATTGGATTTTCCTTGCAAGTAATCGCTCTCTTTTATCTTATCAATGGCTTCTAGCACTTCTTCCAGGCTATATTGCCGCAGTCTTGCTTTTAATCGCTCTCTTCTTTGTGTTCCTGGCTTAAGTCCTCGAAGTGTTTTTATCCCATATTTTTCTAATTCATTCCATTTTCGAATGATTTCGTCCTCCGTAGAAGGACAAAGAATTTCTTTAGAAATTCTATTATTATATTCTATTTCTAATTCTTTATTCTTATTCTTATTCTGTTGCGTGACGTCACGTGACATGTCACGTGACACATCTTTATTTTTGGAATTTTCTAGTAATTCATTCTCTCTTTCTCTCTGTTTTTGCTTTCTAATTCTATTCTGTTCTCTAATTTTTTCCATTCCTTCAACATTTTGATATTCTCCCCAACCCGGAATTAGCAATAAATCCTCGTTTCTGGTAATCATATCAAATTTTTCTAATGCATTTAATGCCAGTCGAACCACGCTCTCGTCAAATCCCAATTCGTCAGCTAAAGTTTTTGTTGTGTACGGGATGTTTTCAGTAAGGAATATCATTCCACCAGAATTACATTTGCCTGCCATTGTCAAAAGCATCACCCATATAAGGACGATATTGTTACCTTCTGGTAAATTTCTAATACACTTAATTTTCCGATTGTCAAACATATCAAGCGTTATTTTTATCCATTTTACGTCTGCCATAATGCCGCCTCCACTATTTATTTTTTGTCTTTAGGAATTGCCCGGCAGATTCGCCGGAATAATCTAAGAAGTGTATTTATAATCTAAAAATAAGTTTGGATTTTAATTGTTTTTATTTGTTAATATTTCAACAATTTTTTGTCCCGATTCTTCGGGTTTACAGAAAAGAAAATGGCAGCCATATTTTAGTTCCATTGTCTTACAGGCTTTTGCCAAATGCCGTCCCATCATGCAATTTGGATATTTCTGCACCTTTCTATATTTCGGTCTTCCGTTCTTATAAAACCCAATTTGCTGATTGGTATTCACAAAAATTTTGCTTCTAGGGTTTACCCATCTGAATAAATCGTCCACGGATGTAATACCGTCCTTGTTATCCACCAGAATATATAAGTCAACGCCATAGTTTTTGGCTCTTAAAAGTCCTCTATGAAAGAACCCTTGTCGCTGTACATATAGTTGTTGCAATTTGCTCTGAATCCCTTCATTTATGGCGTTTTTGAAACAATAATCTGTGATTTCTCTTTCTGGAAATCGTTCAGAATCATCATCGCAAATCAAATGGTAAAGCACCTCCTTATGTTCAGATTTTTTAAGACCTAAATTATTAATTTCTTCAAGAATTTTGCTCTTGGCTTTCTTTTTTACTTGCACATCTCCAATTAATTCCTGAATAGAAAATTTTGTATCAACAGCTACGTCTCCTTTGCCTGGAAGTTGGTAATCTCCACATGTCAAACAGCTTCGATTCCAATGAATTCCGTTCCGAATAAACCATTGATGTTTGACTTTATGTTTAGATTCTTGCTGTCTTGTATCTTCCAAAATTGTAATCATTCTCTTGCTTCCTCCACAAAAATATTGAGTTTTTCTTGACAATCTTTGCATAAATCAAGGACGCCAGCACCTAAACTTCTCAAATTTTTTGTAATAGAATATTTCCTGTTCTGAATTGGAACTTCTAGCGTATAATATTTCCCGCATCTGTCACATCTTTTTGCATTCATTATTTTACTTTCCTTTCTTAGTTTTATTACGTTGCCTTTCTCCACGGGCATCGTTCTCTTGGCAAATACGAATCTTCGCACCTGTGACACAGTCCTTTTTTATTTTCCCAAGGCATAATCTTGTCCCCACAACGATCGCAATAATTGCCGCTCATTAATTTATTATACATTTTAATTGTGGCTCTTTGCTTCTTGTTTCCGAGTAAAAATACCGAATCTCGACTTCCTAGATCTCTTTTATCACTTTTAAATTTTTCAAAAAAGTTTAGTTTTTGAAGTTGAGAAATACGAATTTGTAGTTCTGAAGAATGAGTTTTGAATGCCCTGTTTTGCGTCAAATCAACACTAGATTTCATCTCTTTTTACCCAACAGCACTGTTTTTATATTGGAAAATAATGTTTTTTTCTCATTACTGACTTGAATGTATATTTCATTTTTTCCTTCTAATCTACCAAGCTGTTCCCCCAATTCTTTAATATCTTCTGGGGTAGATATCGTTTTGACAATATTTCTCTTTTTTAAGTTTTTTGTCTCATTTACCATTTTATCTAGGGTCAAATCACAATACTCATCTTGCCAATCGCCCAAATAATAAAATCTATCAATTATCGTCCTAGCGGATTCTTTCTGAAACGTCCCAAAAAGAATTGGATCCTTTTCCCTACGTTCCCTGTTTACTTGTCTTTCTATTCTTCCGGTGTAATCCGTAAAAACAATATATAACTGGTCGAACTTATCTTTTGTCGCTTTAATTACCTCAACAATCTCATCGGGAATTTCTCTTTCATAATTTTCTATTTCTATGATTTTAACAGTATCTTTTGCTACGTTATCAATATACTCTTCAATGTCATCAAGATAAACGAATGTATTGATACCCATTTTTACAATTTCTCGTTCTTTTTCGATGCATTCTAAATGAAATAGTAGCTTTCTCATTCCTTTAATCTGCCCGGTTATTTTATATTTATTCAGCAGTTCGAGGCCGTTTTCGTATACTTTCAATAAACCTTCGTCATCAATATGATGTTTCTTTTTCTTTACCTTATCAAAATATTGCTGCGGAGTTAATTCTTTTTCTGGGTATTTACTTTTTGCTATTAAGCCATTACTCATGATGTTTCCCTCCTTAATCTTCAATTTTTTCAAATTCAAAAATACTGTTTGCGGTTTCTATGATTAATTTTCTCTCCAATTTATTTAAATTAGTAACAGAGCTAGTTATTAGATGCTTTTTGCTATAATCAGAACCTTCCGCATCAAGTAAATAGTTTAAATTCATCGGCTTACCCACTCGAATTTGCTGGACATCTAAATCAACAATTCTTCCAATTCTCAA